ACAAAACTAAATAACTAATTTTGAAATATGGGACAATCAAAAGAATTATACGCAATGACACTACCTGTGTCTTATGAAGAACAGAAAGAGTTCACTGACTACAACAAGTATTACCACAACGCATTGGAGGTTAGAATACCCTCACTTGAAGATGATGAGGCATTTGAATACCAAAGGGAAATGGAAGAATTGGATTTTAACGATAGAATGGTTGAATACTTTGAAGGAGGATATTAAGATGACACAGGAACAATATAACAAGTGGTGGGCTGACTACTACGAAGAAATGGAAGAAATAATGGACTTTATGTCCAAAGTTGGTTGGGATGAAATTGGATTTGCATTGTAATATTTATGGATATGGATAAGAGAATATTATATTTTACCCAAAAACTTAACCAATTAAGGGTTAAGGAAGCAACATTTAAGGCTTCAGGATATGGAACGCCTGAACATATAAAGAAAGACATTCGTCTCATTGAAATTGCTTTGAAGCAATTGAATAACTCTCCTCAATAAATTTTTCCCGTGTTAAATTCCCTCACAGAAATGTGGGGGTTTTTTATCTTACTCCACCCGAGTTATTTGAGTGACCATACCAGGTTGGGAACCCACTACCTTCACATAATGCACCCATTGCATTAAAGTTTCTACCCCAAGAGTTTCTTGAGTAAGCATAACCACCACCAGGTAATGACATTGGTGATTTAAACGCTGAATCTGTTTCAGGTGGTAATTGTCCATCGTTTAAGTTTCCACTGAAATATTGTGGATACCAACCACTTCTAAACACCAAATGTCTTCTCATCAAATTGTCTTGGAACTCTGCTTGGTTCTTCGCATTTGCTTTAAGATATTGTAATGTCTTTAAATCTACTGGTTGTCCTTGTTCACTTCTGTTTTGAACCAAACCAATGTTGATAAATTTTACCCAAAAGTTATCAAGAGCCAAATAGTAACTCCAAGCAATCAAAGTTGGTTGAATGTAGTTATCCAACAACGCTTTATATCTATAAAGTGATGCATCAGTATTGATTGTATTATTATCAACAACTTGTAAAAGATATTCATAAAGATTTGTTCCAAGTGTCTCCTGTATTTGGATTGCTTGTGCCTGTTGAATAGCAAATCTTAACTCACTTGAATCCACATTATCTGTGATAGGTGTGTTATCTTTTAACTTGTTTTCTGATATGAATAAAACATTATATGCCATATTAAATGATGTTATTTTGGATTATGGTTAAGTCAATTTCTTGACCTGGATATATCAATTCAAAAATAGGTTTTAACTCCCTATTCATAAACTTCTGTGTTGGATAAATATTCGTTGATAAGAACAATTTGAATGAAGTTTCTAATTGGTCTGCGGATGAACTGAATCCTGTTCTTGTTGGTAATCCAATAATTGATGGGTCAACAATACCGTTACCACATAAGATTTGGTGTTGAACCAATTCAAATATTGATGAGAAATAACCATCTTCCACATTTGTTTGAATCTGTGTAATATCAGGTTTTTGTCCATCTTCACCATAAGATATGATAACTCTGTTCGCTGCTTCGGCACCCATATATCTGTCTTCAATCTTTCTTAAAATTGTATTCTGTTCGTATTCAGAATCAGGGGCTGGTTGATTGAAGTGAACCCACATTCCCATACTACAACCATTGATGATATTTGCAAGGTTATACACGGTTATTTCGTGGTTTAATTTGATGTCATTGATACAAGCAAGATAAGATGGAACACCATAATATTGTGATTGTGGTCCATAACTACGGATATGGATAATTTGTCTGTTTGTGTAGTTCATTGGGTCAAACTCACTAAACTCAATAATTGGGGTTCCTTTTCTGTAAGTAGCCCAATCACGACAATAAAGATACTTGGTTGCTGGTGCTCCCATTTCATCAGGTTTGTGAACCCTCATATATTTACTTGGAATTACATAAAAACCTGAAATCCCTTCACTTCTCTGTTTTCGCCAAACAATTTCCAAGAACAAATTACCTGTTACAATCAACTCAAAATACATCTGTTTAGCAACATCATTAAGATATTGTTTTGAGTTAATCTTATAATCATTAACATATCCTGAACCAACAGAATTATCAACTCTTGCTCTAATTGCAGAGTTATGGATTGGACTTGCATCCAACAACATATACAATTCCTCACAGAATAAGTTATCCACACCCCATCTTACAAATGGTTCATTCTTGTTGATAACCTCCCTAAATGAGGTAATGGTATTACTTCCAAAATTTAGTTTTTCAATGTTAATCATAGTTATTCACTTTCGTATATTTTATAAATACTTGTTTGTCCTGAATATGTGATAGGAGCGGTTGATGCAGAGTAATTAACTCTACCGATGGTTTCATAAACAACATCATAAGCAAGATTTGGATTGGTATTTCCCGATAAAGATGTTGACTGTTCCCATACTTTAACATAATACTCACCTTCTATTAAGTGAACATTTGTTTGTCCTGTTGTTGTTGCTCCCGTCAATCCTGTTTCAGGACTATTCGGGTTAATGGTAATACTAAACAAATCATAACCTGGTGCATATCCAACACTTGGTGGGATTCTAAATGGAACCACACGCCAAACCTCTTGTGAAAGTTTATGTTTAAATGAGAACAGATAACAAACAGGACCTGTCAAAGATTTGTTCCTTGAACAAGTTGCGTTCATATTGTTATATCCTTCGTTTAGTATTATCATTTTATTTTAATTTTATACAATTCTAATTCTTAATGCTCCAGCATTGTGGTATACTTGTCCTAAAACAACACCACCTGCTGCTGCTGCGGTATCATCTGCAAAGTTTAAGTTTGCGTAATTGAATACAACCAAGTTTTCAACAAATGTAGCGTCATTGGTTGTTGCAGTTCTACCTGATGTAGAAATCATTGCAATTCTATCATAACCATTAGAATTACTTGAAATGGTGTTAATCATTGATACATCAACTGAACTACCTGATATAACAGATGTTCTACAACCCAACATTTCACTGTTATCACTACCAGCACCAATGTAGTTTTCTCTACCACCAACAATAACTGCTTGTGGTGAACTTATTTCGTTTTGAACACCACCAAAGATATGTGAATAATCACCTTCTGTTATTGATGAATACGCTCCAACTATAGATGAATATTCAGTTAAAATATTTTTAATTGTATTTGATTGTCCACCAATAATTTGTGAATACTGACCTGAATTAACATTATATCTACCACCTACTATTGTTGAAAAGTTTGTTGCTCCACTTAATGTATTTGTATCACCAGCAATAATACCACCATAATTAGCACCATTTTTAATTGTGTTATTTTCACCACCAATAATGGTTGAACTGTTACCTGATGAAATTAAGTTATTTTGACCTCCAAATATACCTGAATTGTATATTCTATTACCAGAATCCAAAGATAATACTCTGTTGTTTGTTCCACCAACTACTGATGTATAAACACCATATTCACTCTTGTTTTGATATCCACCCATTACAACTGGAAATTCAAATACAGTTGCAAAACCTTTTGTGCTATTATTTCTACCAAATACAAATGCTCCATAAGAACCATCAATGGTATTTGTGCTTCCAAAGATATTAGGTTGTTCACCATTTACACTGTGGTTTTCACCCGCAATAAATCCTTTGGTTGAATAAGCGACATTGTTGTTGTATCCAAATACACCTGATAACCAACCTAATCCACTATGGTTAGTTCCAAACACACCACTACCATCATCATAAGGACTTGATGATGTGTTATTCTTACCTGCCACAAAGTGTCCTATTCCGTCTCTGGCTTGTCCACCTGTTAAACTATTATTCACACCAAATATTTTGTGTGATGAATTGGTAATTGTGTTACCTGAACCAGCACCTATAAATGCTCCCGCAGCACCTGCTGTGGTAATACTGTTTAAGTTTGCTCCAATAATGGTTGAATAATTTGTTGCTATTGTGTTTCCTGTTCCACCGATGATTGATGAACCATAAATAAAGTCAGAAAAACTTGTTGTAATTCCACTTAATCCATTATTAGCACCACCAATAATAGAACACCACATTGCGTTATTTAATTTATTTGATAAACCACCCAAAGTAACATTATAAGAATCATAACCACCATTAGTGTTCATTTGATGTGATTGTCCAAAACAAAAAACACCTGTTCCATCTGTAACAGTATTTTGGTTTCCTGCCATAAATCCTCTGTTACCAGACATATTGTTTGCTCTACCAAATACACCATTATTGTTTCCATAGTTATTTGTTGATTCACCACCCGCTATTGCATAATAAGCGTTGTTAATACAACCTGAACCAAAAGTTAAATTATCACCACCACCATTAGAACTATTACTTGTTCCAAACATTGCTTTACCATCTTGTCCATTATTTGCTGATAAATTTTTACCCCAAATAATACTCCAATCTTCATTTGATGTTGTTGTTCCTACACCACCAACAAGTGAATTAGTTCCTGTTGCTCTTGTTGTTGGTAAGTTATTACTAACTATTGAATCAGTTCCATCTGCATATCTAAATGGACTGGTATATCCACTAAATTTGAAGGTTTCTGTTTCAGCAGCGTTATTCATTACGAAATACCTAAGGTCTGCTGCTGAGCCAGACCAAATAGGTAGTTGACTTATCTTTGTATTCGCCATTTTAATTTTTTATTTTAATGTTGTATGTTTATGTTATCGCCATTTTCTGCTAATAAGAAATCGGCGTTTTCGGCTTGTAATTTATATCCTGCTGGCTCCGTTGGTGTTGGAGTGATTGTTGGAGTCGGTGTTGGACTTGCACTTAATGATGGTGTCACTGTTGGACTTGGAGTCGGTGTTGGTGTTGGAATAACTGATTGAATAAAGAATTTAACCAATAAATCCAAATCTTGTAACGGACATCCATTACCCAAATCAGCAGGTGGGTTAACAATTGCTGTTTGTTTCAATGAACTTGAAATCAATACACCGTTATACCATAACTGTTCGGTATAATCAAATCCTCCAAATGGAACAATACCAGGATTGAATGAGAAGTTTATAGTTCTTACCTCATTATAAACAGGAGGCGTTGTGCAACCTGTATATCCACCACCATAAGTGATTTGATAAATATGGGCTGAACCTGTTCTAATAGGGTCTGCAACACAATTGGCAGTTCCAATAGTTCCACCACTACCAATGATAAGTTGTGGTGCTCCATCAAAGTTTACAGTAACACCACCAGTGTAGATTGAACTATCACAAGTTTCAACAATCAATCCTGTTTGATAAACAACTTCAGGTGTTGATGTTGGTGTTGGGGTCAATGTAGGTGTAGGTGTTGCAGTTCTTGTAACACTTGGAGTTGGTGGTATTGGTGATGATGTAGGAGTATTTGTAGGAGTCGCTGTAGGTGTTGGTGTAACAGGTGTCCTTGTTGGAGTAATACTCGGTGTTGGCGTTGGTGAAGGTGTTAAAGTAGGAGTTGGGGTAATAGGTAAAGGACTTGGTGATGGTGTAGGTGATGGATTTGGTTCAAAGCGTGCGATGATATCATCAAGTGCTCTTTGTTCACCTAAATAATCACTAAATTTCTTTCTATAAAATACCTTACTCATTTATTATTACTTTTAATTCTTCAATCAATTTGTTTATATTAACATCACAATTTGTGTTGAATCTATACTCTTTCATTTGTGTTATTCTGTCATTGTCCTTTGTGAATTTAACCTTCAT